ATTCCGAAGCTGGCACCACCAATGACAGCCGCATTTGGCCCCACCGTGCCACCCGCGCTCATATACCAGCCGTCGCAAATGTAGCCGGAAGCTAATGTTGCAGCGAAGCCCTTTTCCTGACTGGCATCAAACGAACCGTTCACCTGCATCCCGCTGTACGCCAGCGCGTCGAACGGCGCGGCGTAGACGTTCTGCCTGACTTGTTGTTGCTGCGGAGCCGTCAGCGCCTGCGCAACACTCGTCAAATAAGTCGAGGTGTCAGGCTGCGGGCAAGCAATCACCCACTGTGTCGAGTTGCCGTCGTTGTAGCGCAGATAGAGCAAGCCTGCGGTGGTGTCCCACCACATCGTTCCGTCAGGCACTCCGGTTGGCGCGGTGGCCGAATAGTAGACCGTGGACACGCCCGCGCCGACCGGCCCCTGCGCGCCGGCCGCGCCCTGCGGACCTTGAATGCCCTGCGGCCCGACCGGACCTTGCGATCCCGGCGGTCCGCCCGGCCCCTGCGATCCGACAAGCCCAGGAGGTCCGACCGGACCTTGCGGCCCCATCGGTCCAGGCGGCCCCACCGGGCCTGCGGCTCCGGTCTGCGGCACCAACAATTCAACGGTCATTGTCATTTCTTGGCTTCCAGTACGGCGATGCGCGCGGTCAATTCCTCCACCAGTTTCGCAAGCGAAGGCTCGGCAGCCGCCATCGTTGGCGCACTGAACGTGCCCGTGGCCGGCTCATATAGCTTGCCGCCGAAGTCCGCCTGCGGGTCGCTGCCGGTGTAGTCGGTGATCTCGAAGACGATATGATTGGGGGGGAACAACATGGTCGCGTCAAACACCGCAGGACCAACAATATATCCGCCCATGTCCTCTCGCCAGATCGCCATCAGCTTGACGCTGTCAGCTCCAAAATTCTTGCCGCTGTTGACGTAGTCGTACCAATCAGTTTTATCGCTCTCGCGGCGAGCAAACAAAGTATTCGGCGGCGCGGCCGGCGGCATTTGCGCGGGCTTATATGGAAGCCACTTTTCATGATCGATGATTTTCATCCGTAACTCACATTCCACCAACCCGTGGTGTAGAGTTGCAGTTGCCGCATGCGCCCGGTGATCACGTTTTGCGCGAACATGGCCAACCCACTTACGACCCCGCCGTTGTACGGTTCGGCCACCGTCCCGAACTGAAAATTGTAGTCCCCCAGATAGACGTAGCGCGCATTGTTGACGTAAGGCGCGAGATTTGGCGCTGCCGGGATCGAGGCAAAATCCTTCGTCGTCCAAATCTTGTACTGAACGCCAGCGCCGAGTGACCAGCCGCCAACGTAGAGATTGCCGTCTTGCGCCAAGCCGAAGTTGCAAGCAAACATGCCGGGCCGATGGAACGTCATAAAGGCTTCGTTGCCGCCGCCCGCGCCATAGACCATCAACGCTTGCGAGCCATTGCCGCTGTTGATGCCGGGCGACGAGCCGACAGTGCTCAACAACCCGGTCAACGAATCGCCGGCCTTGTTGAGCGGCTGGTAGTTGAAATCGTTCGTGCCCCACAGACGACCGTTGGAGGAAGTGACCGATCCGCCATTGAAGTTGTAATTGGTGCCGTCGAAAAAGAGATACCGAGAGCCAGAATTACCGAATTGAATCAAACCTGTGCTGGGAGCGCCGAGTCTCTGAGAACCGAGATCGCCGTTGACGGTCAGCGATCCGTTCATCGTGTCGCCAGACTTGCTGACGGCGTTGATGTTGGCGCGCCCCTGGTCTTGCTGCGGCGTCGTCAAGCCCTGCGTGATGTCGTAGCGGATCGCACCGGTGATGCCGATCGCCTGCCACATCGTATTGACGCGGCCGTAGATGGCTCCGTCCACCGGCGCTTCTGGAATGCCGCCGGCCGGTCCAATGGGGCCGGGCGCACCTGTCGGCCCCGGCGGCCCCGGCGTGCTTGGTCCCGCCGGTCCTTGCTGCCCAGGAGGCCCACCCGGTCCTTGCGAGCCGACCAAGCCGGGAGGCCCGACCGGCCCCATTGGTCCCATCGGTCCCGGCTCGCCCTGCGGCCCGGCGGGACCAACCAGCGGCACCGTCAGCGAGGTGTCGCTTGGCGTGTACGCTTGCAGCGTGATGCGCGGTGTTCCGCTGCCAAGCTCGAATAGCGGCTCTGCCATTAGCGTGTCGTCCCTTCAACAACGACTGCCACACCTTCCCACATGCGCTCCTGATAACCGTTCGGCATCAGGCGGACCATGTCAGCGAAATACTGCCCGGCTTCGAGGTTCGATAGCAGGTTACGGACAATCACGATTTGAAACAGCCCGTTCGGCGCGTCCGTGAGCATGATCCCGCCGTCCGGCGAGAACACCGACACCAGGGCTTCGTGATCGATTTCCTGCCTGCGCAAGGCGAGTTTCAACGTCGATCCGGTCAGGTCAATTGGAGCGATCACCGTGCCGGTGCCGTCAATCATCTGATACAGAAATGGAACGACCCAATCCTCGTTCTTGGATACGTTCATTTGACCGGTGTAGTAGGAAGGGCCAGCCATGTCATGCCTTCTTGTATCGCAGCGTCTTCGACCGCAATCCAGCGAAGCGTGCCTCGACATCATCGTAGGTTAGGATCGTTGGCGTCGCGCCCGTAAGATCGGCAAGGCATTCCGCCTCGACCGTCCGGCATTGCTGCGCCAGTGCTACCATTTGATTGTTCAAAGTGATGGCGTCCTGCGCCGTCATTTGATAGGCGACACCGTCCTGCGTGAAGGAGATGGTGTCTGTCGGCGCGAGGGTCGCCGCATACTGCGCGAGATTTGCGATCAGCGTTTGGCTGACGCGGTCCGTATTTGCCGGGATACTTCCGTAGGCTATTCCGGCCGTCACGGTTTCCCAGCGCACCTGACCGGCATAGCCCATCAACAATTCCGGTGTTTCGACCGGTTGTCCGTATGGCCGGGTGTCCCTCTCTGGAAACACCGGAGCCGTACCCACGCGCGGCAATTCCCCCATCGATGGGTCATACGGAATGACGCGCACACCGCTCCCGTACACCGAAGATGGGATGTTCAGCGCGCTGTCGTGAGAGCCGACAACGACTCCGTTCAAACAATAAATCAGCTTCATTTGAGTCCGCCCTCTCTACCAACCGACATTGATCATTGAGTTGTTGTTGCCAGTGGTTCCGAATGCCGGGCTGCATGGCGTGGCGTTCGCATAGGAGCCCCAGAGCTGGACGCCGGCATTGTTGGCTGCGTAGATTGCGCCCGCAACATTGGCGTTCGCACCGGAGCCGAAATCGATGTTCGCTGAGATGTTCGACATCTCTAGCCAGAGCCCGTAGCCTCCGTTGCGGAAACAATGCGACGGGCCGCCCGTGTAAGCACCGTTTATCATCGGTGCGGCGAGATAGCCGGTCGAGGACAGATAGCACTGGACGCCCTGGCCACCATTTGCGTTGCAGAATATACCGCCGTCCCATTGCGTGCCGGCGCGTGGCCAGAGGTACATACCGCCGGTGTCATTGCCGAGAGCGATCAGGTTCGAATTTGAAGTGATGAAGCCGCCATTCGTCAAGGCGAGTCCGCTTTGGTTGTAGATAGCGATCAGCGGTGAATTGAAATTAAAATCACCCGCTTCCCCTTCGATCGCTATGCCGGCACCGACATCGAACTGAAAGCCGCAGCCGCCCCTCCAGTTGACGGCCGCAAGACCATCATAGGCCCACGGACTCGGCCCCATAATCGATCTCGGCATACAATTCAAATAGCCACTACAGTTGAAAAGAAAGCCGGTCCCTTGCGATGGGTTGCCGTCGCTGGTCAACAATATCCCGTCGAGATGCATCAACGATAGACCAATAATCTGGAAGCCGGCGGCGGGAAACGAGGCTGTCGTGAGAGCGCCGCCCGAAAAATGCAATTCAGTAGCAAACTTGCTTCTCAGAACAGCGAGATTTGTCGCCATGTCGGTATTCCGCTGAACGGCCGACGATCCGTTCCACGCGTAGCCGGCATCCGATCGCGGCACTGGCGCCAGCAATGGCGCACCGAAAATCGAGATGCGATCATTGTTTGGATGCGAAGCAATAATTCCCTTGGTGTAGACGTACTGTTGAGCCTGCGCGGACCCGGACGCAGCGCCCGCCAATTGCAGGATGACATGCCCTGTCGGCGTAATCTTGTATTTCCCGAGATAGGCGAACGCTGCATTCAAGTCGGCAAAATCAGCGCCCGAGCCGTGAACCTTGAACGTCACTTCCGTTGTGATCAAAAACTGCCAATTGGTGATGTAGCCTTCGATCGCCTTGCGGAGCTGGGAAAGATCGGTGTTCGCCGGGACCGCGCACGGCACCCCGGCAAAGTCCGAATAGCCGCGCACGTTCGCGCGTGTGATGACCTCGACCACCTCGCGCTGGTCGTATTCAATCGATGCTGCTGGGACAATCGAACCTTGAATGCCAGCAGCAGGATTGCCGTCGATGTAGGGCGCATTCGTATTTGCGGGCTGGTCGAGCGGCTGATTGTATAGCATGGGATCAAGCTCCGTAGGTGTATGGCGGGACTTCGTCCCATTCGGTCGCGATGCTGAACGACCATGTTCCTGTCTGCGGTACTGTCGCCTGAATGATGAAGCCCTCCTGCTTCGCCACCCACAGCGGCATCTCGCCTTGCGCCTTCTCAAACAGCTTCATCATCCCGGTGGTGATTGGCGTGTAGACGTTGCCGCCGACCCCCGCCACCCATCGTTCGGTCGCGCCCGGCCCCGGATCGGCTGTGTACGTTCCGCCGGTCAGCGCCGCCGTCTGCGCGTAAACGATGTTGGCCTGCGAAGACCCCATCGTGGTCCGTAGTTTCGCGCTGTTTCCGGCAAGGTTCGCCTGCGCGCCACCCGACAATTGCGTCACGAAGGCGCGCGCCGTCACCATGTCGAATTCCGCTATGCCCGGCGTGAAACCGACATCCATGCTCCATGCCGATATGCGAATGCGCCGGATCAAGGCGACTGCCGTAACCGATGGCCACTGGAACGAGTAGATCGGCGCGGCGGCACCGTTGTTCGCCACCATCGTCCCGCTCTTGCTGGCGCGATGAAACGACCCGCCGCCGAGAAAATCGACAGGAGCGGCGGTCGCGAAGATCAGCGAGCGCACAAGCGACCCGTCCGCGGCTGCGGAAATATCCCGCATCCTGATCGTGAACAGATCACCCAAGCCGTCTTTGATTTGCTTGTTGTCCGGCATCTACATCATCCCGAGTGCGAGGTATTGCGAGTTGAACGACTGCGTAAAGTCCAGCGCTTCAAGCGGCGAGTAATCGAACACGATGTCGGTGTGCGCCGGCTTCAATTCATCCAGGATACATTCCAGATCGTCGGCAAGTCCGATGCGCAACAGACGGTCGATGCCGCACTGGCTCGAATTGCAATGGAAGTAGGTGAGCTTCGTCGCGCTGACGTGAACCGTCCAGTAGTAGCGCATTTCGGGCGGACCAAGCCGCCAGCGATAATCATCCGGCGGTGTCTTGTTGTCCAAGCCGCGCGTGTCGCCCACCAGCGAAACGCCGGTCATGTAGGGCGCGTATTCCGTGATCGTTATTTCGTAGCCGTACTGCTTGGCAACGTCGATGAAATACTGGCGGGACTGCCCGCCGATGCTCGTCATCTTCGTCACCAGGGCTTGCCGCCGCTCGTCCAGGCTGGTCGGCGGGTCTTTCATGCAGGGATCGGGCAGGCCCCAATTGCGTTCCCAATCCGGCAACAATTCCGTTGTGGTGCGCGGATCGCTTTCGATCTCCAGCAATTGCGAGGCGCGGCCCTCGATGTTGCCCCAGATGCCGGTCAAGCCGCGCACCGTTTTCATCAGCACGCTGTCGTAGTCGCGCGGCCACGCCTGCCCGAGCGGAAGCAATTGCTGCATGGCTTCAGCGTAGTCCTCGCCCGAGCGCGTGATGTGCTTATCAGGCGACATAGAGGATCGTTCCCAAAGTCGGCATGTAGCCTGGTCCCGGCATTACGGCGGTTGTGAACGTCAGCTCGTGATCGATTTCGCCTATTGCTTGACTGATCGCCTCGTCCACCCAGGACCGGTACATGGTCTGGCCCGGCTGCGAGCGCACGAACTCCATTTTTGCCAATGACGCCTCGATGTTTCCGCGAACAGTCGGCGTATCCTGAGACAACTTGTTGATCGTCACATCGTAGAAATAAAGCAGCGGGGCCATGACGAAACAGTCTTTGACGGTGACCGGCCGCACGCTGTCGATGTAGTCGCTCACGGTCTGCACATCCGCCGGTGTTGGCAGCCCGTAATTGTCCGGGTACAAATCATCCATGAGGAACCGCAACGTCATAGTTCCGATGCCCATCTCCGACTCTGCCCACGCGCGCGTGACACCGGGCACGGCTTTCGCCCAGCGCACGTAATCCTGTTGGTTGCCGCCCATCGGAGGCTCTTGAATGCGGAACAGAATGCGCTCGCGAAGCTGCTCATCGGTTTCGGTGTCTACACCCCCGCTCATGTCGCTGATCAGGATCGCGCTATCGATGCCATCGACGGCTGGCGAGGGCGTCATTGCATCGCCCTCGGGCAGGTTCCCGATCACACCGGCCGTCAAGCAAATGGCATCGGATGTCCCTTGCCCCAGCTCATCGATCGTTGCGGAACTGGTCGTCTGGTACGGCACGCCATTGCCGCCCGTGATCAGGGTGCCGACCGGGACTGGCGATGCGAACGTGCCGAGAAATTGAACCGTGCCGGAAGCGTAGGTGGCGACCTTGCGTCCCTTCGAGCCGTCCGAATTTGTCAGCCAGATTATGCCGAACCGGTCCAGCCACTCCCGTTCGGCGGTGTCCGGCATCAACTGCTTTGCCAGCCAATCAAGATACAGATAGGCGAGGTTCGCGAGTCCCGACATCGCATCGCTCATAATGCGAAGCACGGAATTTGGAATCATCACCTTCGCGCCCAACTGCGCGAGCACGTAGTCGCGCGAAAGGCGGCGTATGTCGCGAAGCGTTGGCGTCGTCCAGGGCATCTACTTATCTGCCTCGCTTCA